TCTCTGGTGGGAGAGTACAAGGCCACTGTGGCCAAGATTAAGTCCTTCGAAAGTAATGGGGACGCTATTAGCGAATTGAAAGGAAATTCTGTGGCTGTTGCTGGTGAGGCTAAGTCCCTGGGTGCACACTTCGTTAAGCACTTCGGTCCTGAGCTTGCTCGGGTTAAAGGGCGTGACAATTTCTCGGTGAATGGCCCCGAGTTTAAGGGAGCTGAGGATTGGCACCTGACTTGGGATGGCTTGGTCGGGTTTGACACCGATTATGACAAGGCTGCGCACTACGCTCAGCCCCCGCTGTACGTCGGTGACCTGTTCGCTCAGGGTAACACCGATAGTGCTGCTGTGGCCTGGCTTGAGGACAGCGCTGTTGAGGGTGACGCTGGCCCGACTTCCCAGGGCGCTAAGAAGAACAACATCCACTTCGTTAACCCTAAGACGAACATCGAGGCTCTGAAGAAGATTACCGGTATCCTGGCGTTCTCTGATGAAATGCTTGAGGATCATGCCTGGATGGCCTCGCACATTAACCAGCGTGGCGTGTACCGTATTGCTGTCGCCGAAGAGAACCAGATTCTGAATGGTTCTGGTCAGAATGGTCAGCTCCAGGGCGTGCTGACTAAGAGTGGTATTCTCTCCCGTGAGCTTGATAAGACCGCCACCACTGCTGAGTTTGGCGAGGCGATTCTGAAGGGCGCTATGGCTGTTCTTCAGGAGAGCGGCTTCCCTGCTGACGCTATCGTGATCAACCCTGAGGATTACGCTGCTCAGCGTCTGGCTAAGGACAGCAACGGCCAGTACTTCGGTGGCGGTGCTTTCACCGGTGCTTACGGTAACGGCCAGGTGCAGGTTGTGCCTAGCCTGTGGGGTCTGAACACAGTTATCTCCCCGCGTATTGCTAAGGGCACTGCACTGGTCGGTGCGTTCAAGGCCGGTGGTATGCTGGTGCGCAAAGGTGGCGTCAGGATCGAGGCCACGAATTCTCATGCTGACCTGTTTGTGTCTGACGTGACTGTGGTCCGTATGGAGATCCGTGAGCTGCTGACCGTGACTCAGCCGAAAGCTTTCTGCAAGGTTTCTCTCAAGGTCTGACAGTGGATCTTATTGGGGCTGATACTCTGGAAGCCCTAAGTAAGGGGGTCATCAAAAAGGATGACCCCCTTACCCCTATTCTTATTAGGCAGGCTTCCGGACTTATTAGGGAATTCTGCGAATGGCATATCTACCCGCTTATTACTGAGACTAAGAGGGTAGATCATAAGGGTGGGCGGTTTATTAAGCTTCCCACGTTGATGCTTCAGGATGAGCCCACGATCGAATACCTCGGTAACGAGCGTGTGGTCCAGGAATGGTCTGAAGCCGGTATGTGTAGGCTGAGTGATCCACTGCCTGCTGCTATGGGGGCTATACAGGCTACTATGACTCATGGCTATAGTGAGCTGCCTGCTACTGTGGAGGTTGTTATGGCGTCGATTATTGTAGCTTCTATGACTGCTCCTGTAGGTATTAACCAGGCAGCTGTGGGTTCAGTATCGAGTACGTTTGAGGTTCCTGGTGGGGGTATTCGATTGAGCGCTTATGCTAAGCGGGCACTCGATGGCTTTAGGTTGGTGTATCGCCCTTGAGCTTTCCTTTTCTGACTAATGGTTATATCTGGGTGGCTCGCTTGCAGGATAGGTATGATGACCGCGGTAACCTGACTCAGGATCAGGTAGCTAAGGAATTCACTATCCAAGGCTGTTCTATTCAGCAACCTAGTGCTACTGAGCTAGCTGGGGATAGGCAGGGTGATGGTCAGTGGACGTACACGGTGTACGCTCCACTGACTGCATCCGTACAGGCTAAAGATCTTGTCATCCTGAGTTGGGACCACAAAGGTACGCCGGGAGAATGGTTTAACAAGACTACGCCTGTGTATAGAGTCTCAGGGGTTCCCGGTGTGTGGTCTTATGATTACCTCGGCCTGAGCCACCAGGTGATTAAGCTTGTGGCGGTGGACTGATGCTTGAGAAGCTCGAGTTCCATGACGAGGGTTTCCAGGCAATGCTTAAGTCTGATGAGGTAGCTGGGGTATTGAACGATATGGCCCAGAAGATATGTGACCAGGCTAATGACAATGCTGGCCGCGATGATGCCTTCGAGTGGTCGGGATATGTGGGCCAGACTCGAGCTAGGGCTACGGTGAGGCCGGCTAGCTTTTATGGGGCTAAGTCAGAGGCTGACGATAAGACTCTGACTAGCGCGTTTGGGAGTTACACTCATGGGTAATTTTGTAGCTGAATTCCCTGACGCTGAGACCGCGTTGATTATGGGGCTGAGGGCTCACCTACAGGGAGTACCTGTCAGGGGTCAGGCACTGCATCTAGGTGAACGTCAGTGTGTGGTTAAGGCTACTAGTTCTGGCTCGCGCTTGGACCCCCGTAGGACTCGCCATCAGTTGACGGTGACGTGCTGGGGCAAAGACAATACTGATATGCAGTTCGCTTTCGACCTGGCAGCTAAATGTCTTAACTGGGTTGAAGAGCGCCCCTACTACGGGCATATGGGTAAATACCCTTGCCATAAGATAGACATTGTGGCCTATCCTTATCATGATCCTGATCCAGGGCAGTCATCTGGTGGGTCAGGGATATCTCGATATACTTTTACATTTCGCGTAATTCTAGCAGGAGTTAATTAATGGCTGTTAATAATAAGAACGTACTTGCAGGGCGTCCGGATCAGGCAGTGACGGGGGCTATCCTATCGACTACTACTCTGGTTACTACTCTTCCTAGTGATCTGTACAATCTCAATCTGGGTGACCTTAAGATGACTGACTCGGGGTATGTTAGTGACGCTGGTCTAACTCTGTCGGTTAAGCGTTCAACTAACGACATCAAAGACTGGTCTCAGTCTGTGGTTAAGAAGATCCTGAGTGAGTTCTCGGGTTCCATTAAGTGGTCTCACCTTGAGGTTTCAGAGGGCTCGGCGAAGAACTTCTTTGGTGAGAGCAACGTCACGGTCACCCCGAAGACGACTTCGCAGGGTACTCGCCTGTTGATGAAGCTTCGCGCTGATGAGCTGCCTCACAAGACCTGGTGCTTCCGCATGAAGGATGGTGACGCTAAGATCATCATCTGGGTGCCTGACGGTCAGATCACTGAGGCTGACGACATCACGTTCGCTGCTAGTGACGCTATCAAGTTGCCTGTGACCCTGACTTGCTACCCTGATGCTCAGGGTAACTCGCTGTACATCGCCACTGATGATGGGGTGACTGGGGCGTGAGCAAGGTCTTTCAGCTTGACGGACCTAAGGCTACGGACAATTTCAAGTTCCGTATGCCGGGGTCCAAAGTTACTCACGAGTTGCCCTCCCTCCAGAAGCTGCCTGTGGGTATCCGTAAGCGTATGGGTGATCTGGCTGGGGCTATCCAGGCTCAGCAGGAGCGAGGTAAGAAACCTACTAGCAAGCAGGCTTCGGACTTGCTCGACTTCCAGCTTGATTTGCTTGAGCACTACGCTCCGGGCATTACAGATAAGCTCGATGACGACATGTTCATGGCGCTGATGGAGGCGTGGAAAGAGCATTCCGAAATTAGTATGGGGGAATAGTAGGGCTAGTGGGTGTTTGGCATAATCACCCACTAGCCCTGGAGCGTGAGCTCATTGGGCTAGGTTTGAGGTCCCGTCAGGTTGGCACAGATGAGCTGACCTGGCGGGACCTCCAGGCTATAGTCAGCCATGCTGAGCCAGGAGGCCCACTAGCTAAGGATCTCGGGTATGTGTGGACCACAGACGGCTACATGTTAGCGAATATCTATGACGTCTTAGCAGGGGCTAACTGGCAGCGGTCTGGCAGGTCTAGTGAGCCTCCGCCTAAGCCCATAAGGCGGCCTAATGAAGTTAGGGATGACGAACGTGCATTTGGGTATGATCCCATCCCTCTAAGTGAGTTTGATGATTGGTGGGATAGTTAATGGCTTCTGTTGAGCTAGCTACAGGTTACTATCAGCTAGTGCCTTCGATGAAAGGCAACAAGGAAGCTATCGTTGGAGAGATTACTGGTGCTGTAAACGAGGGCTCCGATAAGGCTGGCAAAGAAGGCGGGGCTAGGTTATCTACTAGGTTGGCTGAAGGGCTTAAAGGTAGCTCTCTTGCAGCCCTCGGTGCAGGTGTGGCCGCTGGTATTGGCGCCGCTCTCTACAAAGTTGGCGAGACTTTCGATGAGGTCACTGATACTATCCGCACGGGTACGGGCGCCACGGGCGAGGCTCTCGATGGTCTAGTTGATGTTGCTAAGCGTGTGGGCTCTACTACGCCAGCTGAGTTCTCCAAGATAGCTCCTGTCGTCGCTGACCTTAATACCAGGCTTGGTCTAACTGGTGAGGACCTCGAGACTGTGGCTAAGCAGGTTCTTGAGGCTGGCCGGTTGCTGGGTCAGGATGTGGATATCAGCAAGACTACAGCAGCGTTTAGTGCTTTCGGTCTTGAGGCTAAACAAATCCCTGGAGCTATGGATGATCTGTTCAGGGTCAGTCAGGCTACTGGTTTAGGCTTCAATGACCTGGCTCAGAAAACTGCCCAAGCTGCGCCTACAATGAAGGCTCTTGGATTCGGGTTCCAAGACACAGCAGCGATGATTGGTGCCTTTGATAAGGCCGGTTTGAATTCAAGCCAGATTATGACCTCCATGACTAAGGGCTTGACCACGCTGGCTAAGTCCGGCGAGGAGCCCAAGGAAGCATTTAAGCGGGTTACCGGAGAGATCGGTAGCTATATCCAGTCAGGCAATGAAGCTGCCGCTCTTAAACTGGCTAGTAAGCTGTTCGGCACTAAAGGTGCAACCCAGTTTGTGGAGGCTCTGAAGCAGGGCAAAATCGGCGCTGAGGACATGATGAAGTCCATCGGCGCTACTGACGACACTATTCTCGGTGTGGCAGGTGAGACTTCTGACTTCGCTGAGAAGTGGCAGATTGTTCAGAATAATGCTCAGCTCGCCTTGGAGCCACTGGGCTCAGCGGTGTTCAGCACCTTGGCTGATGTCTTGTCAGCTATGGCTCCTACTCTTCAGGATATAGGTAACTGGCTGAAAGAGAATACCTGGGCGTTTGGAGCTCTGGGCGCGGCTATTGCTGGTATCTTGATCCCCGCCTTCGTTACTTGGGTAGCTGGTATCTGGGCGTCTACGGCAGCTCTTCTTGCCAGCCCTATCACATGGATTGTGGTTGGTATAGCCGCTCTTGCTGCTGGGCTTGTCCTCCTGATTACCAACTGGCAGGCTGTCAGTGACTTCATTGGCGGTGTGTGGAACGCTACTGTGGAAGGCGCTGGGACACTGTGGAATGACTTCGTCAGGGGCCTGACGGAGTTCGCCACAGGTATTGGTCAGTGGTTTATGGAAGGTCTAGCTGGGGCTGGGCAGCAGATAGCTGAATTCTTTGCTGGCCTGCCTCAGATGATCCTAGATGGCCTTGCTGCACTTGGCGAGGTTACCTTGATGATTGTGGGCTTCTCTATAGGTATCTTCGCTGGCCTGATTGTGGGCTTCGTACAGTTCCTGGGGTACATTCCAGGATGGCTGGCGTCTGTGGGCGAGTGGCTGATGTCTCTTCCCGGCAAGGTACTTGAATGGCTCGCTGGTCTGGGTCAGCTTGCTGGTAAAGCTGCCGAGTGGTTTGGCGGTTTCTTCCAGAGCATGGTCCGCAAGGGTGGCGAGATTATTGAGTGGGTTAAGCAACTGCCAGGCAAGATCATTGGTGGTATAGCGTCACTGGCATCAAGTCTTCCACAGAAAGCTTCTGAGGCATGGAGTGGATTCCTGAGGAAAGCCCAGGAGCTTGGCGGCCAGGTTGCTGAATTCGCGCGCTCACTGCCAGGTAAAATCACTGGGGCTCTGGGTGACCTAGGTAGCTTGCTGGTTAGGTCCGGTGGAGCTCTCGTGGATGGCTTCTTGCGAGGTATCCAGGGGGCGTGGAATTCACTTGTGGGCTGGGTTAAGCAGGGTATGGATTGGTTGCGTGGTCTGTGGCCTTTCTCTCCTGCTAAGTGGGGGCCTTTCTCTGGTAAAGGTTACGTGACTCATTCTGGTAAAGCGATCATTAGGGACTTCGCTGATAGCCTCAAGAATGAGCAACCTTACCTGCTTGATTCAGCTAAGAGCGTCATGGGAGACTTTAGGGATAACTTCAGTACCAATTTGAATGGCGTTCAACCTGCTTATGCAGGAGCTAATGCTGGAGGTAACACCAGCAGGGTCAATGTCAATGCCTATAGCAGCGACCCGTACGCTACTGCTGAGGAAGTCGCAAGGCAGCTTAGGAGATTGATGTGAAAGAAGTCACGTGGAATGGCCACGTGATCAATGGCGGGGACTGGGTTGTGAGTGAGTGCAAGCTCTTCGGCTCAGCCCCTGCCGTTGCGCAAAGTGGCCCGCGTGTGGGCTATGACGGTACATGGCGTACTAAAGCCTTTCATGGAGCTAAGTCTGGGGCTATCAAGGGCTATTATGTAGGACAGTCTCTAGATGATGCTGAGGAAGCTATGGAGACCCTACTGAGTATTGCGGATATTAATACCTCACCCCTGACTGTTAATACGCCTCGTGGCCCGAAGACCATGTATGTGGCCCGGGATAGTGCACTCGATATAACGTTCCTAGCTAACGGGTCAGCATTCGAGTGGGGGGCTACGCTGATTGCCCCTGACCCTGTGTGGTGGCGTGGAGGTCAGACTCCTGATGGCCAGATCGATGACCAGTATACGGCTAAGCATCGGTTGTATCTACCCAATCTTACGGGCGGTGTTAAGTTCCCGATCAAGTATCCTATCTCTTTCTTGGAGTCGGGTAATTATGGGTCAGTTACGGTAAGCTCTGGGTACCACAACCGGGTTAGTCTTAAGCTTTATGGGTACGTACAAATACCGTCTGTGGTATTTTCTGGCCCTGGTGGAGCTGGACGCTTGCGGTGGGACTTTACCCTACAGCAAGACGAGTGGTTGGACATTGATTTGACTAACCGCACATCGCTTAGGCAGGGGCAATCTTCTGCTGCTCCTACTATTAGGGAATGGCCCACACTGGATCGAGGGGAATTGACTATTGGATTCCGCTCTGACGTGTATTCCCCTACTGCTTATCTTGATGTTGTTGTAAGACAGGTGACAATCTAATGGCTCTTGATGGAGTGCTGCCTATTGGTGGCAATGTATCTATTAACGCCGCGGAGTTTAGGCGGCTTGATGTGGGCTCTACTATGGTCCACGACACCCACCCTCTGGCGTGCAGGCCAGGGGTTACGTCTGGTATGACGCCTAGCCTGAGTGGCAGCCAGATACGTGTTAGTTCAGGTACCGCGATTGTGACGCCTGTGGCCTCTAATAACGGTAGCTACAGGGTGTCTAACGTCGATGATGTTAGTTTGCCGCTGTATGCCAAGGACACGTCGTACCCTCGCACTGATATTCTGGTGCTTAAGGTATATGACGGTACTGTGGACGGTAGTGGTAAGTACCAGGCTTCATTCGAATTGATTAAGGGTACAGCTTCAGCTAGCTTCCCCACGCCAGCTACTCCGTCTGGCGTCCTGCTTATAGCACGTGTCATTGTGTCTACTACTGGTAGCCCTACGCTTTATGATGCTAGGCAGTATACTTGCGCGGTTGGTGGCACTATCCCGTGCTATTCGAATAGCCGGCCCACAACGTGGTTCCTTCAGAAGGGTCAGCGCATCTACGAGTTGGACACCAACAAGGTGATGTTGTGGACTGGGTCAGCATGGCGTGAGGATACTGTGATTCCTCAGGTTACTCTTCCCCGTATCCCTGCTATCGCGTCGGGTACGGTGACGGCTAGCTCTGCTGGTCCGGCAGTGTTCACTATCCAGTTCCCGCCTGGGCGTTTCTCAAGTGCACCTCGTGTTGTGGCCTCGGTTAGGTCTGCTTCAGGTGACTTTACTTGGGATACACCTAAACCATATAATGTCACTGCGACACAATTTCAAATGTTCGTGAAGAATGGTCGGGGTTGTGACTTCGACTGGATCGCGATTGAGAACGGCTAATGATCACATGGCATTCATTTGCCGCTCTTGACGGCAGGCCACTCACCGAGCTGCCTGGACTATCTGTGAAGTCAAGCCTGTCATCCATCATCGGGCGGGGAGATTCCGTGACTGTGAGTCTCCCCGTCTGTGATAGGTGGCCTGTTAACTGGCGTGATGGCACCCAGCCCATGCGCGCTGTCCTTGCAGCCATTGAGGATAACCTCGTTCTGTGGGCTGGCTGGGTAGAGAAACGCTCATACGGGTCAGATGAGGCTATGGAGCTCACACTCCAGCCTGCTGAGGAGTGGCTGAAGCGTAACTTTATCCCTGAGCTGGCTTTCAGGGATCAGCGGTATACGACTATTGCTAGAGGCATAGGCCTTGACCGTCTGGTATCTCAGTTTAACGGGCGTCTAGACGAGGATCCCACCCTTGACTGGGGTGACAGGACGTACCGTGCTGACCAGGATATGACATGCCTTGCTGGTCTCCAGAATTTGATGAAGACTAAGCATGGTGCCGAGTTCGCTACTAGCTGGGAACTGCACGCTAATGGCCATCTTGGCATTGTGGTCCACACAGCGTACCGTCTAGGCGGTGTAGGCAAGGACACTGCTGGGGCCGCGGTGCTGTCTAAAGGGTCCTGGCAGCAGGTCGAGGACTGCTCTGACGGTAAGGGCGCCACTATCTGGCGTGCAGTGTCTAACAGGTCTGGGGATGAGCGCAAGGAGGTAGTTACCTCTAACGGACAGGTCTTGCAGTACGGGTGGCTTGAGCTTGAGAGACGGTGGTCACCTGACACGGGGTCAGTTGATGAGGCCGTTTTGAACCAGTACTTGTATGCAGCTAAGGATAGCCAGCAGTACGGCCTGACATCAATCAGTGTGGAGACGACTTTGGACCACTTTATGCCAGGCCGGGACTTCGTTCTAGGCGACTATGTTGATGTTGATATGACTAATCTTAGTAACCCTGAGCTGCAATTCAAAGGTAAAGCCAGGGTTATCGGGTGGGTATGTGACCCTGACCCTGTATCTGGTGAGATCACTAAGATTAAACCGATGCTTTCATTGGAGGATTGATGAGTTTCGACCCAACAACGGTCGATAGGCCGTCTAATGATCAGGGTATTCGTGAGGTTGTTAACCGCCTAGAGGGTCTCGAGAGTCGTATTAATGAGCTTACAGCCACTATCGGAGGGGAAGGGGCGGTCTATAACCGGTCTCTTTTCCACGTTAAGGGGCACGCGAAGTTCGACGGCACCCTAGAGATCGCCGAAGGTCTGATTGGTGACAAGGCACTCAAGTCTCAGATCAGTGTTGATGCTGGTAATTCCCGTAATCTTGACTGGTCTCCGGTGACTAGCTGGACCACAGGGGTGTCTACGTTCGTTGTGGCCCCTTCATGGGCGACTAAAGCACTGGTCATAGCGGGTGGTTCCATCATGCCTAACTATGACGCTAACGCTGGCACCCCTGCATGCTGGGGCCGAGTCGAGTGCAGGGGCCAGTACAGCCCTGATTTTCTGTCTTTCCTAGGCTCATCTGCTATCCCGTCGAATATATCGTGGCCATTCTTCACTGTACCGGACGAACGAGAAGGGGGGATTGAGGTTAATTGCCAAGCTAAGCTCTATAGCGGTAGTTCTAATAGAGGCGGACGGTGTTTCGTGTCCGCTGTTGTACTGTGGTTGAGGTGATAAGTTGAGCCCTGAGACTATGGGTAGCCTTATCGGGGCTATCCTGGCGGGTATTTTAGCGGTTGGTTACAGCGGCGTAAAAGTATATAAGGCTATGTCGGGGTCGCTTAAGAGGATAAAGGACCTTACTGCTGACCTGAAAGCTGATACTGAAGCACTAGTTTATGACAAAACTGATGCCGAAGGCAACACTGTTCAGGATAAGTTGAATATTCTACTTAATCAAGCTGACAAGACTAACACCGATTTAGAGATTCTGTCGTCTACAACGGCGGAAATTAAGGGGGTACTGAACCGGCACGATAAAGAGATTGGCCGGTTTAATACGAATTTGAGCCAGCTCAATGAACGAGTATCGAATTCGGAGCGTATGTTGACTTCCAGGTTGGAGGAACACGGTCAGCGCATCCTGGCCGTGGAGACAAGGAAGGAGGGTTAAATGGGATACGTGTCTGTGGGCCCTAAATACAATGGTCAGGAAGCTTACGCTGCTGAGATACCTGCTAAGTGGTACAAGCTATTCAAGCGCTATATGGCTAAGTATCACCCGGATATCTCGATTATCCTGATCCAGGCTAAAGGAGGTGCAGCTGCGAGTGCAGGAACGCACAGCGACGGCTGGGCATTCGACTTCCAAAACTGGCACCTTACGTCTAAGCAGAACGAGATTCTGGTAGCTGAGTCACGTAGGTTCGGAGGTGTGGCTTGGGCTAGGTATAGGAGTCAGGGTTTCGAACCCCATGACCACGTGGCTTGTGATTCTGGTGGTAGTTCTGATACTGCCTGCCAGTATCAGGTTGTTGCTGCTCATGTTGGGTACAACGGCCTAGGCTACCGAGGCCGTAAGGCTAGCGACAATCACCCTGCCCCTGCTAAGTGGGTTACATGTGCCCAGGGTATAGGAATGATGGAGGCTATCCTGGGTGGATTCAAGACAAACGAGGAAGGATCAACATTGGACAAGAGCGAACTGATTCAGGCTGTACGTGAAGGCGTTGGCGGACTCAACTGGGGTAACGAGACGTTCGGAGCGTATCTCGGCCGTATGCAGGCTGCGTGCCAGACTGCTGCCTACTACGCCCACCAAGCTGCTACTCAGACTGCGCCTATCACCCGGCCAGGCGATCCATCTGCTGATAGCCGAGGGCAGGTTGTGATCCGCCAGGAGATCGCTGACGCTAAGACGAGGATCACTGCGGTGCAGGCTCAGATGGAGGAGCTGCGTAACTCTATCTCTGTGCTGTCTGATCTGGTGCGAGGCCTGGCTCCTCGGGATCCGGGTGTCAATGCCTGATAGCCTGAAAGGAGGTGTGGTCCCCCGGTAGATGCTACTAGGGGACTCTCCCCAATGAAAGACTATTTGAAAAAGAAACCGCTGTATGACTATAGGTCATACGGTGGGTGGGGCATACAGCGTCCTGAGCACGGTACTCTAGGTCGCTTTGATCCGGCCATGACTAAGCTCCTACCTGACGGCCGCACCTTCGAGTTGAAGATGCAGTTCGACAGGCCGGCCTACCTTATGTATGTGGAGGCAGGGGCCACACACGAGACTGCTCTGCATAACTCACTGCGGTGTGGTTCATGGGCATCCCTCTACAACGTCAAGGGCGAGGGCTACTGGTCCATGTGGGTCAAGAACCCACCGTCCTGGACCACTGAAATGGTAGCTATGCTGTGGCCTGAGGATGACACAAAGTGGCCTGAGGGCGAGATCAACTTCATGGAGACTCAGTCTGACAAGACTAAGACTCAGCTGAATCTCCACTGGCCCTCGCCTATGGACCGCTCTCCGCAGCACTGGCCTCAGGTCATCGACCTCGACACACGCCAGTGGCACAAGTATGGGGTACGTATCTACCCTGATTGCGTACGGTGGTTTGTGGACGGCAAAATGGTGAGGCATCTAGACACTGAGTTCTCACCCTACAATACCCGCTTGCACTTCGCTGTGCAGTGTGGTGTGAATCAAAATTTCGGGGTGATGTGGCACAAGGACATCGCCTGGGAAGAGAATATGTACATCATCCCTGAGAGAGCCCCAGGGATACTGTAGTTAGGAGACACATGGATATTACTACGCTCGCCACTGTACCGGCTATGCTCGCTATCGTCGAGCTTCTGAAGCGCCTCGGTCTGCCGGCCAAAGCTGCTATGCCGGTCACCGTGATCTTGTCCGTTGCTCTGGGACTTGCTCAGACCTTCCTTGGAGGTGATCCTGTCTACCAGGCTGCCGCTAAGTACCTGCTGATGGGTCTCGGTGCGTGTGGCCTCTATGATGCAGCTAAGCTTGCATCCCCTACCGTGGAGCAGAAGAACACGTTGGACACTACTATCCCTCGTCGTGCTGAGGCTCCTGAGGTGACTGCCTAACATAAAATAACCCCCTACCTGTTTAGGTAGGGGGTTATTTGTTTTCTAGGGTCATAGGCTACCAACGCTCACTGAGAAGACTTCCGATGATCATGCCAAGGCTTACACGCTACCTTCTGGGCTTCCAGGAGTGCATTATGTGCAAGTCTTGTGAACGTGCTCACTTCTTGTCTCCTAGATGTTTCTTGATGATGCGCTTGATGATGCGTTCTGGTGGCCAGCAGTACAGCCCTGAGACCTGAGCGATATCTTGGCCACACGCAAGGCGTTGCTCTTGCGTGGTGTGGGGGTAGTAGTAGCGCAGCTGTGCTGCCATTGCTTCAGGATCAATCACCATAGCATGTCTCCAATCGAGTCGAGGTCTTCCATGTGTGTATCGAGTTCATCATAGTACGCGGCTAGGTAGTCAGGGATGTCCACACCGTCCCAAGTGATCTTGTCTTGGGCGGCATGCTCAATGTCTTCAACCATGTGCTTGAGTGTGGCCTCGCTGAGGTCCTCACCATAGACGTTGAGCACGTGATCATGCAACTCAGCAGGGTCGATACCATGCTCGGCTACGTACTCGGGGTCTCGCTTGAATCCTAGCATAGTGTGTTCTCCATATCATCTAGCAGGTATACCAACGGTGAGCGTTCTACTCCGGGTATAGCCCTCAGTTTTGTGATTGTCTCTTTTAGTGTCAGATCCCTAGGGATCATCTTGAACGCCTCTGACTCTAGCACAGTGGCTGAGTGAGAGTCAAGAACCCACTCAGCTCGCTTCATGAGAGCTCGTACTGAGTTGACGAGTAGCTCACCAACGAGGCTGTCATCAATGCTCTCGCCCATATGGTCGTAGAGCTCCTCACCACAGGGCAGGTACCTATCTGCTGCGCGCTGGCAGTACTGCACTGCCCAGTAGCGGGGGCATACCCACAGTTCCCACTCCCACATGAAGTCGTCTATCAGTTCGTCATAGCCCCACTCGGTCAGCTTGTCGAGTACTTTAAGATGGCCTGGTGTGGCCGCTACATCACGAAGCTCTTGGATAGTAAACATTGTTCACCGCTCCACTACGAGAAAGACTGCATTGACTGGAGTGTGCTGTGAGGCATCCCAGTAGATGTCTCCCAGCTCACTGGTGTAGAGGTAGCCACACTTAATGAGTGCCTCGACGCTAGCTCCGTAGAAGTTCTCGACTGTCTCTACCTTAATGGTTCCCTGTGTTTCGATCATGAATCTACCTTAACACACTCTAGAGGGATTGCACAACTTCAGGCTGCCACTCTCCCGGCGTGTCTAGCCCGGTGACGACGAGGTCCTGCGACCCTGACTTAGTTTCTACTTGAATACTCAATGACTCAGCTTGACGCGTTATGTACAAGCTGTTGTCAGACCACGCGTGCAAGGCCACACTACCTGCAAGTGCTGCACCTCCACTGGACGGCAAATCCTTGCTCGCCTTACGTGTGTGGTGCACTATAAGCTGAGCACACCCTGTAGCCTGAGCTACAGCCTTGATGGGCTGGAGTATCTGTCCGTACATAGCCTGTGAGTCATTGATCGACTCAGTGGTCAGCATGGATAGAGTGTCATAGCACACCAGGCCGATGCCCATAGACTCTACGGTCTCGCCTATCTCCTCGGCTAGCTCTGGTGACAGGCCCTGTGTGGGCCTGCCTGCTATATAGAGTGGTATGTCTGATGCAGGAGGGTTCAGCTCCAGCACGCCAGACTTGCAGGTTATGTACCCTCGAGGGTCATGGTGGGGGAAGCGACACTGGAGGATAGTCTGTACGCGAGACCACACGCGCGATAGGCTGTCCTCTGCCTCGATGATGAGGCAGGGTGCCTGGTGTGATCTAGCATACCCTAGCACGGGCTGCCCCAGAGACAGGCTAATAGCCATATCGAGCATTATCCACGACTTGTAGTGCTTAGGTGGTGCAGCTATGAAGCCACACCCACCCTCCTCTATCAGGCCGTCTATACGCCACCGTGGCTCAGGCACCCCTACTAGCTCAGCTATAGGTCTGATCTTGAGCAAAGGCTCTCTAGGTGAATCTTCAACTATCTCCAGAGCTACAGTTTCAGACCGTGTGTGATCTAGCTTACTAGAGACTCTAGAGACCTCTGCTTTGAGCTTACTGATGCTGCCCCACTTATTGAGGGGAGTGTGACGGATCAGGCCTGGTATAAACTCCGGCTCAACCCCACACTCCAGCATACTAGCTATAGCTGCATACAGCTGAGTCGACCTATCACCAAGGGCTTTACTAGCACGCAGCTGGCCTGCTATAGACGGTGAGCTGCCGTCCAGTGTACGGTACACTGCGGAGGCTAGCTCACCAGGAGTTTGTGTGGTCCCGTACGTAGGTCTACCCACCGTACAGCCGCGCTTGTGCGACGGGGTGCCCGGCACCCTGAGTAGCTGAGTAGCGTCCCAGCCTCCAGGGTCGCAGCCAAGCACGTGGCTGACAGCCCTAGACAGGCTGTCCTGATCAGGCTGGGGCACAGTCCCAGTCAGACGCCAGATAGCCTGTGTGTGCCCTGGACTACTAGTCCACACAGCTAGGGGGTTAGTGCCCTCTGTGTGGCCATCGTCTACATCAGACCAGATCAGCGGGCCCGGCTTGAGGTACTCCGCTTTCCTTTCCGGCTTAGAGAAAAGACCGGGAGTGAAATATACATCCTGCCCAGCTTCAACGAGATCCCGCACGTAGCGTTTCGCTTCGTCAAGTTGGTCCACAACCCTAAAGGCTTTGCCCGGGTTGAAAGCCTGACCCGGCCACGTGATCCCACAGATGAAAAAATACCCATCACAACCCTCCCAGATTGTCTCGAAGAATCTCATCCTCAACCCTAGCTATCTCTTCATGGTAGGTATTGGGGGTTATGCATGCCCAATACCCTCCGGCTGACATGATATCAGCCCCAACTCGAATTTGCCACTGGCTCAAAGATGAGCCTGTTTTAAGCTCCAGACCTACGAACCTACCTCTGAAGCAGGCTATCAGGTCTGGGATGCCTTTCTTAGTGTACTGGCTGGCGTGGTATTTGACAACCCACCAACCTCTACCCTCTATATACTTCTGTACCTGTCTTGAGAACGTACTCTCTAGCATGCCCAGGGCAGGGCTCCTGTCCCTGCCCCAGACTATGTCAGAGAATGTCGTCGAACTCTCCGAAGTCGTCTTCGACGTCCTGCTTGACTCCATCAGCCTTGGGCTCGACCTCAGCGAACTGGGCCACACGCGCCACACGCGACCTCAACTTGTCGTAGAACGTGTCATCCTCAAGCTCAACGTTGATCTTCTTACCAACATATTTTTCGGGGTCAATCTGCACAACCTTGCTAGGAACCTTAGTACCCGCTGCCTCGATCAGCTCGCGGAGCTTCCACAGCTGATTAGGGACAATCTTGCAGTAGTAGGGGTAGCGTCCAGGGCCACATTCAATAGCAAAGACAAGCATGTCAGTGCCGTCTTTCTTAGCTTTGACCAGCTCCACACCAGCTATCTCAGCGTTGTACACGCCTGGCTCCTGATGAGCAGAGGTGTATGTGGGGGCCTTGGCATTACTGAAGTCGATCGAGAGTTTAGCCATTGTTGGTTTCCCTTTCCTTTAGAATTGATCGGATGTAGTCGATTGTAGCTGAGGTTGTGGTGAAGAAGCAAACCGTGATGGTGAACATATCCCGATTCACATGGTCATTGTAGCGCACCTCATACTGGCCTACCTGGTGGGCCACAGTGATGGGGTTGGGCACGTCGATCACTGCGAGGTCCTTGTGCTCGAGGCGCCAGGGCAGGTCATCCATCTGGTCACATAAGCGCACGAGTGCGTTACTGGCAACCTTTGAAAAATCAATCATGAGTGAGATACCTTTCAAGTCTCTCCCAAGTAGGAGACCCCAGCCAGGGCTTACGGGCTGCAATGTCTGCCCTGCACCCTGCCACGATACCCTGTGTGGGCTTGAGCCACATACGGTAACCCGTGTTGGAGTCTCTCTTAACTGACTCTGTGTAGCCTATCACATCGGCGTACATGAGTGCAAACTGTCGTGCCTGTCCGGGCAGTGCCAGTGTGACCTCCTTAGTCTGGGCCACGTCGGCATCCTCAGGGTCAGCCTCATCCACATAGGTCACCTTAGCCTGCCCTGTCAATACCACAGGGATGTCAAGGCCACGCAGAGTCAGGATCAAAGATTTGATTAGTTCGTTGGCCTGGCCATATTGAGGGAGACTGACAGGCTTGGCGACCGTCAGGAGGTCACCGCGCTTGCGACCAGAGACGAAATTCAGGGCCAGCTCGTGTGCCACAGTGACACTGTCCAGAGCTACTGCCTGCGGAGGCTTAGCGACGATAGCCTGAACCTCTTTGGCGAGGGCTTCCCACGTGTCTATCTGTGTGGTCTCAGCCTGCACTGCTCGTGTGCCACCCTCGAGGTCAATAATCTTGACCCCAGGCATTGTAGCTGCGAACGTCGTCTTGCCCGTCTTAGGCTGTCCGTATATTAGTGTGATCATTTGTATCTCTCCATAGGGTCTCTCTTGTCGTAGAATTGCAGGAACTGTCTCTCTGTACCGAATTCTACCCTAGCCGCTGCTAGCTTTCCCATACGGCATAGGTACGAATTACCACACACTGACGGATTCCTATCCTCTGGCGGTGTGGACCAGTCTATCTCTCCAATCTGACGGGCCCACCTCAGTATACTCTTGATTTGGCGAGCATGCACCTCCTTACTGAAAGGTACCATTATACGAGTGAAAGCTGGGCAATGTTGACGCTTCAACAACTCAGCCTCCTTCGCGATGACGTCACACTCCGCTGAGGTAATCTTAGTACGGTGCTCATGAGCCCAGTCTATCAGAGATCGGTAGCAAGTGCTACCCGTCGACCCCTTTGTGATCTTAAGTTTACCAGTCCTGGTCAGCTGTGGCCACACCACGCGCTGTGGCTGGATGTAGTCCCAGATCATACCCCCAAGGGGGAGGTCCCACCCAAGCCTCTTCTTGTTGCCTTCCAACAACCAGAGGTACGCGTGCGACTGGATATCCAGCTGCCGGTACTCGGCTGTAGGGAGGGTCTGATGTGTTTTGTGGTCTAGAACCCAGAGACGCCCTCCAAGCTCAATTACCTTGTCTACCTTACCTCGGTAGGTGTGGTTACATCCTGGGATACCTCTTGACAGGTCCAGCTCACACGCCAGGACGTTGAGGGGCTCATCACGGTACCTGTACTCGTAGGCACGGTACACACGATCGAGGTCATCGTAGATCTGATGCTCTTCCTCCATAAGGTCCGCCGGACGCTCAGGAGGGGTACCTGTCTCGAGCCACGCGTGTAGGTATGTGCCCCTGTCAAGGGCCGTACCAGGGTGAGGCTTAGCTGTTATACCCTGGAGGTCATAGTAGGCCTCTAGAGGGCAGTTCAGCCAGGACTTGATCAGGCTAGTCGTTATCTGCATGACTCCTACTATACATCAATGTCTGGTCCCCAGCAATTTCCTATTTCGACGTCAGCCACCAGAGGGCAGTCGAAGTGGGGCAGGGGCTCCTCCATGGTCTCCTTAATCATGGCCGCTGTGGTCTCGGCTAGGTCCTCAGGGACCAGTACCAGCACAGCGTCATGCACCAGGCCTAGTATGTGGCTATCTCCCTCTAGCCTGGACCACACCTGCACAGCGGCTCTCAGCATGGCGTCACTACCCGTGCCCTGCACCTGACTGTTGACAGCCTGTCTCTCAGCCGCTGCTACCTCATACTCATCACTGCTGTACAGACCTGGCAGGTGCCTACGCCGGCCAAACATCGTGCTGGAGTACCCCAGCTTGTGAGCTCGAGCCTTAGCCCTGGCGTGCCAGGGCCTAAGGCCAGACCAGTGCCGGAAGAAGTCCTCCCGGAACTGCTCAGCCTCATCCAGGGTAATGTCTGTTCCGTAGCTTACCTTAGCGAATTGGACAAAACTCTTAGCACTCATCCCATACAGGAAGCCGAAGTTGACAATCTTTGCTTTCCTACGGTCGAAGCTATTGTCTGGGTCAAGACCGATAGCACGTGTGGTCTGTGAGTGGATGTCCCCTCCCTGTCTGTACAGCTCGAGCATGTTCTTGTCACGCGAGACCACAGCGGCTACACGCAGCTCCAGCTGGCTGTAATCAGCCTCGATGATCTTATACCCCTCAGGAGCAGCTACCAGACCCCTTATGTAGGGGTCTTTCGGAACTTGCTGGAGGTTCACTCCGACTCCGTCGCACACTTTGCCTGATGATAACCTACCCGTGACTGTGCCGTGCAACTTAAATGAAGTATATAGACGTCCTTTATCGTCTATTTGCTCTTTATATGGTGTAATAAACCCGTCTATATTCTTCTTTAATCGTGACCTTTCTAATAGTGTTTTAGCAATAGGGTGATCCATATAAGCGAGTGCCTTTT